GTTCCCCAAGACCTCTTTGGCGTTTTCAATTGTTTTGTCATGATCAATTGGGCTAAAATATCTCGTTGCTCGCACCACTGCGTCCACTCCTTATGGTATGATTTGGTTGGGTTCGTAGGATAAGCGTGCCTTCGTGGTGCGCTTTTGTTTTTTTGTGATACACTTGATGTTCAAATAATTCGATTTGATAGACTGAGTCGTCCTGTTAATCCGGGGCGACTTTTGCTATACTACCTTTGGAGATGCTTTCTTATGTGTGTTAACCTTATAAGTTGGGGGAACAATCTGATTCAAGCACCTCCCGCGCGTTGCTTATGTGACGCGCTTTTGGTATACTGCTTACGGAGGCCTACTCCTTTTAAATGATTCCATTTGCTATCAATCACGTGTACGTTTGGCCTCCATAGCGCGTCAATACCCGGCGCGCTTTTTTGATGCTTTAAACGTGCGTTCAACATGTGCGTTTGCTATACTGTCATTGGAGGCCAACTCCTAATCTTTGATTCCATTTACTCTCAATCGTACGTCTGGCCTCCGGCGCGTCCCTCATCAGACGCGCTTTTTTATTTGCTTTCATGATGCCGAATGAGTTCCCATGGATCAATCCCAGCTCCGTATGCGATTTTATCTAAGGTGTTGAGTGAAACACTGCCCTTCCCAGAGATTACATATTCAAGCGTGTTGATGGGTATCCCGATCTCTTTTGCATATTTGGCTTGTGTCATGTTCAGATCGTATATATTCTTCCTAAGATTTTCGGCCAATGCTCGTTTGCTGTCCAAATCATTCATCTCCTAATGCTTAGTTTTCCAGTTAGCCCACATCCACATTGCAGCACCTGAGATTATCAGCATGACGGCAATCAACGATCATGCCACCAGAGACTGCGCTTGTAGTATTTGTTTGCTGTCATGCTTATCTCCCCCTTCACTTGTGATCTAGCCATATCTTCCACGCGTACAGTGCTGCGGCGACGATAAAAATTAACACGGTGCTTATGTCACCAACCATTTGATTAGTCATGCTCGGTCACCTCCACCTCATCGTCCTCTTCATCATCTTCATAGTCAGCAATTGCTATGGCACCATCGCTTTCTGCTTTAACGTAGCTTAATTTAGCCTGTGGGTGCATTTTTAAAAATTGGTTTACTGTATTAACGTCTGTAATAGAATGAAGCGTGAATACATCAATCTTTCTCGTCATTGTTTTCCCTCCAGCAGCTCCGGATTCTCAAAAATATTGCCGATGACTCCAAATCCATCATAATTAACAACTTCCATGAACAGAAAACGATGCTCGCCTGATTCCTCGCAATTTACATTGTATACAGCATCATGCGGATCATACTCAACAACCCCGATATGAAACTCTTCATCTATATCTTCATTATCACCGTTATTCCAAACACTACCAAAGCTTACAATATCGCCTTCGTAGATTTCCCGCCCGTTCTTGTCGTGGAGACCGGTAAACTGTTCAAAATCAACTAAATCGTTCAATTGTTCCAAACTAAAGGTTGATTCTTTAGAATGAATCATTTGTTGAATCGTCATAGGCTCAACATAGTCGTCAGTTTCGTTTCCTGTTTCTATCCACGCTCTGAACTTAATCTCTCGTGTCATTCACAAAACCTCCTTCAATATTCTAAATGACTTCAAGCTATTATTTTCGTATGTTGCTTCAACGGGCTTTCCCACTAGATCGTCAACCGATAAAACATTGGCATCTTCTAATAACTGCTTGATTTCCATGATTGATTTTTTGGCACACCCATCATCAAGCCGATTTGTGTTGACCAGCCCGACTTGATTTCCAGCAATGCAACCATCATGCTCAATGGTTACATTTAGTCCCATCAAAAATGGATAGTCTGAAATTGTACCGTAGTATGCTGCTCTGATCTTGCCTAACTCTTTCATTTCTCCGCCTCTATTCTTTTAGTAGCCACTTGACCAGCTTTTCACCTGACCAAAAAACGAACCATGCAACTGTCGCTGCGCCAATTACGAAGATCAAGGTAGTCAATGATTTAACTATTCCAAGTTTGACAAACGGTTCAACAAGCCAATCCCAAAGGAAACTGGCAAATCCGTAAATGATGATTCCTGCCCATGACACTAAAAGAACATAGGCAATGGCGTGCTTGATTTTAATTTTCATTCCTAGATCTCATCGCCTTTCTCGTCGACCTCAATCATGTCCCACTCATATGGCAATTCATCAAGCAAATTGTTGCCAAAGTTGAACTGGCCATTTTCAGCCGATAGATCGTAAAATCGTGCTGCTTTACCATACCCGGGTGTATCTTCCATCAAATATGCAGGGTAGATTTTGTCTTTAAGGTAAATGCGGCCTTCTACCTTGAAATTTCCAGTTGCCTTAAAGTATCTAGTCTTAGGAAAGTTCATTTCTACGCCTCCAATTTCACGATTTCTCCATGTTCCACATTGCTAAATACATCCTGGCTTTCCTTCCGCAGTGCCGCTTGGTGTATGTCTTCATGGTGATGTACTCCTACTCAAATTCGATTGCTGGTGTGTTCAGGTGCTCAATCAAGCCAAGGCGTTCCAACCGCTCATGGTTGAGACGCTCGCAGTATAAATCTGCTTCGTACTGAGACCTGAATTCCTTGATTTTGGTTTCGCCATTGCGGCCCACAATCTTGAATTTCATTTTTTTATCAATCCTCTCCAGTTGGCTCATTTCTTCAAAATGTTTGCTCATTTTTCTTCCTCCAATTTCACGATTTCGCCGGTTTCCTCAACGCTCCATACACCTAGCACCCACGCACGGGCGAAAGCTTCGGAATTATCCTCAATCCAATCTCCAGCTTCTAAATCCGCCAATGTTAGGGCATCCAAAATGTTGTTTATGCCAGCATTGATGCCAGCCTTGCCTTTGCACAATCTAATCCATTCACCCACCGCTTCCGGAATCACCGGCAAATCATCTGGCAAGGCGGAGTCATACCTGTTCAAGTAATATCTAACATTTGAACTGTCCCAAATCGTGTCGGTATCTTTTGCCAATAGAATTGCCTCTAGCACGTCCCGCTTCGTCTCATTGCTCATCGTCAGTCACCTCCACAATCTTCATTGCAGGAACAGTCCACCAATCTGGGTAGTCCGCTGATGCGTCGATAAACTCTTCTGCTTTTTCGTATGTCCTAAATGTGGCAATTACTTCACCACCAAACATATTGCGACATTCATACCTCATCGTCAGTCACCTCTTCTTTCTCGCAGTATTGCAAGCCGTAATGCTCAATCTCAGTGAGGGTGAACTGCTGGGTGGGTATCATGTAGTCTTTGTTGATTAACCATGCCCATGTCAGTGCCCCATCTTGTTCCTTTGTCCAATAGTGCTTATCGTCACCACTCCACTCTTTTGGCACCTTGACGTTGTATTTCTTCTCCTTTGCCACGGTGAAGCCGTTGACGTAGGCGCGCATCAGTAGCTCATCGTCATCGGATTCACCGTTAACAAAAATAAAGGCAATTGCGGACCCTTCGGTATGCGCTTTTTCAACGATTTTGGCTTGTTCCTTGGTCAGGACTACCTTTTCAGGTTCCTCAATCAAAGTGACAACGTGGCCACCAAGCGTGGTTGCCCATTTACTAGCCTCTTGATAAGAGGAAAAAAGGTCTCCAGAGTTTTCATGCCAGTGTACCAACCAGCCATTGGTGACTGCGATATAGCTGCCTTCATCGTTCTTTACCATGTACAGTTTTTCTCCACTCATTTTTCGTCCTCCAGTTTGTGTAAGATGTTCATGCTGTGAATGTGTGCCAGCGTATCATCAAGTTCCTCTTGCGAATGAATTAATGGAATGCTGTATTTCCCGTCCTCTCCCTTGTATTCTTCTGGAAGATGACGGTAGCCAATGTCATATGCCGTGTGACAGCAACCATCTGGGGTGCCATCTAACACGATGAACGCAATGTCGTTCGATGGCTTCCATTCAATGATCATCAAGTTAGGTATCTTAAAGATTTCCCGTGCGTGATTGCAAAGCATGATATTTGACTTCCGGAAATTTTCATGATCATTTTCAACTAAGCGGTTGCGCGTAACCATCGCCAACTGATATAGCACCTGATTCCAATCATAGTGGTCATGCGGCAATGCAAATGCTACTGTTACTTTCATTTTTCGTCCTCTACTTTCTTGATAATCAGTGGTTCCGGAATATCAACTTTAATGTCATCACCACGGGTGTTGCGTGCCTTCTTGTGCTTAGACATGTTCTCGTTTATCCAGCGGATACACTGAGATTGATACTTGGCTCGGTAATACTCGGTTCCTGTGTTTAATCCTGCTACTACGTACATTTGTTAGCCTCCTCAATCGATCTCTTCTGCTTCAATCTCAACACGTGGTTGATCGCTGTACCATTTGCCAACATGGATTTCGACTATTTGGTTGTCGTCTTCCCATAAAATACCGGTAAGCGCATCTGATACAGACTTGTAGTAGTTGTCTACATCCGGCTTAACTGTTGGCCTAACTTTGCCTTCTTTTTTTCGCCTTATTAAGGCCTTACTGCCAGACTTTTGGAGCGGACGGTATATTTCCATTGCCACCCTTACCGGTCCGCTTAGAGGCTCAATATTTAGCTCTAACGCCACGTTCTTAACGTGCTGCTTGTAGTTTCTTGATTTAGTCGGATCGTAAGCATGGCCCATTCGCGTGAACCTCGGCCGTCCTTGTGGGACTGGGTTACCAGGTATCGTTAGCCTTATCACGCTGGCTTCACGTCCTTATGCTCAATCATGCTTTTGCCTCCTCAAAATTTTTGCTTCGGTAAGTTCACATTTAGCTTCTTCAGATATCCTCGCCAAATATCGTATGTGTTTTGACAATAAGCTCGCGTTACTGGATCAGTTTCTTTTGTCGGTAAATATGCACTAGTTTCTCCATAATATTCTGACTCAGCCGTCTCTAAGGCATCTGTCAAGGTAACGTACGCCCACTGGTACCAAAACTTCTTCATATCAGCATCGGCTTGTTGCGCCTTTTTTAAATATTCCATGGCTTCATCAAGCTGCAGAATGATGAACAGCGAGTATTGATAATGTCCCTCCTGCATGTACTCATTGAACTCTTTAAGTGTCATAGTTGGATAAGCCATTTCAATACGCCACCTTAAACTGCAACTTTGGCGCGAAAAAGTTAAAGTCAATGCTACCAAGTGCTCCTTCACGATTTTTAGCAATTGTTAAAGTCACAGTACGGATATCTGATTTTTCATTCTGCCGGTCACTGTTCCAAAGGAACCCAACCGCATTGCTATCTTGTTCAATTGATCCCGACTCTCGTAAATCTGAGAGTACCGGTTGCTTGTCCTGACGATTCTCAACACCTCGTGATAATTGACTAAGCAAAACAATTGGGATACCAAGCTCGTTAGTCAGCACTTTGAATTGACGGGTGATCTCTTCGATTTGCAGACGGCGATCGACTTGGCTACGAACACCAATCAGCCCGAGATAATCAACAATGGCAAGGTAGCCTTTATCTGCATCAGCGGCTCGCTGCCGCATTGTTTTGACGATCTGCGGTAATTCCACCTGCTTATCGTAAAGCTGCAAGTGATAGTCTTTAAGGACGTTCCCTGCCTTTTCAACCTCAACCTTCTCAGCATCGCTTAGACTTTTCTGCGGGTTGATGAATTTACCAGAACTGATGCCAGTCTTGCAGGCCAACAAGCGGTTATAGTTTTCTGCATTTGACATTTCAAGTGAAAACATATCAACTGTTAACTCCGGTTGCTGTTTCAAAGCCTCAATAATGAGATTAACCGCGAATGCTGATTTACCGACAGCAGGGCGCGCACCAATCGTCAACAAACGTCCCGGCATCAAACCACCGCCTAGAATATTGTTAAGCGTGAAGTACGTTTTAATCCCATTATCAGCAACGCCGTGTATTATTTTGTCTTCCATGGCCGCTGCCAAATCTGCAATGCTACTTTCAGTTACCGTCTGACTGGCAGCAGTAGCATTCTGTGAGGCAACCATCATCGCGGTAAGATTGTCCTCGCTTGGTTCTTCCGAGTACGCTTGTGCTGTTTGAATGAGCTGACTACGGAAATAGTCCCGTTTTAGCTTGCCTACCCACCAGTCAAAGCGTGAGGTGCCAAAATCGCTAGTCATAATGTACTGCCAGTCTGCTACTGACATCACGCCAGGATGAGCTGTAGCAAAACCATCCTGCAATTCCAGCGTATCGACGTCACCTGGCAACTTGTTCATGTAGGCAACTACTGCAGCGTATTGCTGGCTGTTAAACCATTTAGGATCAATCCATTCAGACTTGATGAGTTCCGGCTTCGTATATAAGCCATACATGACATGCGGTTCAGGATTGCTAGGGTCATAAAGCTTTTTCGTCAAGCTTGTTGCCTCCCTTCATCGTATTCAGCAATGTAACGTTTAGCATCTTCTGGATTGATCGGAATACCCTGCGCTTGGATTTCTTCAAGCACTCGGTCAGGACTGTTGTAATCGATATACATTGCAATAGCAGTTTTCTTGGGATCGAACTTAGGCTTTCTAGCTTCCTGCTCATTTCGTTCTTCCTTTACGACCTCAAGATAATCGTTCCATGCCTCTTGGTTGAAGAAAGTGCTACCGTCTTTGACAAACCGCTTCTCTGTGCCTTTGCTCTTGATTAGCTGTCGATAAGCCACAATGCCATCCTGAATTTGTCTGTTGGTAGCAGGGTTCTTCTTTCTACTCATTACCCGTTTGTACGCAGCTAGTGCCGGCTTCTTGCCGATCTTCTTTGGATACAGTTTCCAGAGCTTTTCAAAGTCACTCTCTAACGTGCTGGATGCACGTATGTTTTTATTAATACTTGTATTATTCTCTTGCCCGTTTTTGGGCATAGGGTATACCCGTTTTTGGCTATAGGTATTACCATTTTTGGGCATAGGGTCTGTACGAATTTTGATATACCTTTTTTCAATTTCTTTGGTACCGTCTTTGTATTTGACATGACGTTCAATATATCTGCTGTCTTCTAAAGCACGTAGCCATCTTTGTATAGTAGTTTGACCTACCTCGTACAAAGTCATAAAGTATTGATCGCTCGCCCAACAAGAGCCGCTCTTACTGCTGAGTGCCGTGATCTCGCCATACAAGATCTTGGATCCTTGTGGTAGCTGTTTGTCATAGCGCACACCTGCTGGAATGATGGCATAGTAACTAGGGCTTTCATTCATGATCGACACCGCCTTCAGGGAAGCATTGATCGGCAATGTTTTGGCGAACATCCATTAAGTCTGCTTCGAATTTGATCATATCGAGTGATGTTTGACCCAAGATATCCATGTATTTTTTAAAGTTGTCTTTTAGGAACAGCCGGTCTTGAATCTTCTCACCATCGGTCATGTGAGGATCATCATCCCTGAATAGATCGCACTTGGTTTCTGCCCATTCTCTCAAATAATCCAAAAGGTACTGATCAGTTCTTACTTTGTATGCAAGTGATTCAAGACGGTCAAGTTGCTTGCCAATTTCTCTGGCCATTGTTTTACCTCATTTCTTTCTGTGATATAATGAGGTCACTCAATGTGAAACCTCATTTTTGGCCGTTAAGTGTGCTAGCGCTTAGCGGTTTTTGTTTTGCCAATTATTTCGTTGATTAAGCTGTGAATAGAGCATATTGTTTGCTCCCTTTTGTGCGATAATCACGAAGAGGTGATTAGAATGAATAAATACGAACTCTTTTCCAGCGTCGTACAAGCTCTGACTTCGATAGTGGCTGTTGTTCTATCAACAATTGCTTTAATACGAAGTTCTAAATCAGAACGTGATGCAAACAAGCCGTACATCGTTTCTTTTCTTAAAGTTGTCAGATCTTCGCAAACTACAATAATTTACCTAATGATCAAGAACTTTGGCCGAACAGGAGCAACAATCTTATCTGTCAAGGCTGATCCGGCTATTGACAGTGGGCAACTAAAGTTTGAAAACAACCCTTTTGAATTATTTTCTAATCAGCTGATAGCACCAGACCAGACCTATGCAGCCGTTATTTCAGTCAAAAACTCAGAAATTGAGTTAAAAACCAGAAAGTTTTCTTTGTCCATAACTTATTCAGATGAGTTTGGTAAAAAAGAAACAAAAGACTTTTTGCTTAACGCTGATGTGGCCACGTCCTTCGACCACATCACGCCGGTACCAACAAAAACAGATGAAGTAGCGAAATCCATTTACATAACGAGCGCGGAAAGACTATTTAATCAGTTTTAATTCAGCGTATTGATCAAGATCTATCAAGTCTAAAATTGCTTTTGCTTCCGCAAGATTGCTCGTATGCCTACTCAAAGTCGCGACAATACCATCAACTGCCATTTGAACATCATTGGCCGAAACACTAATACCATCGCCATATATTGGAGAATATTTTTTGTTCAATTTGGTCTCCGGGCTATTCAATCCACTGCCTCCAATTTCCGCTGTGGCCTAAGCAGTGACCAACGATCACGCCGAAGCCGCAAGCAATTAGTAAACAACCAATCATTATTTGTCCTTCTCTCTAAGTGACCTTGAAATCTCCGGGAACCATTTGTCTAAGAAGTCGAGCCATGGTTTCGGATGAAACAGATACCCTTTTTTGCCAGGCGGTGGATATGAAACCACGGTATCTTGCAAGAACTTGTGGAAGCGTGGGACGTTCAAGATATTGTTAACTACCCACGTGTTGTTATGTCCTTCGACATAGCTTGTTGCGGTTGTGAGCGTCCACATGCCTCGTGCTGCTAGCTTGCGTTTTAGCTCTTGGTTCTCCTCAATCATCTTTGCCAGTTCTTCTTCATCGACCGCTAAATACTTTTTACTTGAAATCTGATCATCTTCAACAACCTGCAACAGTGGCATGGCATTTTCTCCTTTCCTGTGATCGCCTCCTGACGGATAATGAAACGGAAAGGAGGTGAATCTTCATGGTGCAAGTCCCTTATTATGACAATCCAGGCGGAGCTCTAGCTGTTACAGTCGAACTTCCGCACGCTGCGAACGTTTACTTGGTGGATCAAGCAAACTTCAACGCTCACCAACGTGGTGACCACTTTACATATTTCGGAGGTCACTATGATGAGTCCCCAGTTACAATTCGGGTTTCTGGAGCTGGCCGTTGGTATCTGATTGCCGAAAATGGGTCAGGCGAACAATACCGTTACACCTGGTCTAAATAGTTGCGTTGTTCTGATAGTGAGACTTCACACGTGCTACAACTGATTCAAAGTTGGCAAATGTGAAGCCTTTTTGTTTGAGAAGATCAATGACCATTCCAGTTACTTGGTCTTCAACATCTTTGTCTTGTACCTTAACGACATTGGCTAGTTTTTCCTGTGTGCGTCCGTTCATTTAGACAGCCTCCTTAACTCGCTTCAGCTCATCGGCAATAGCCTTAACGCTCTGCTCGAAGTACATCCATTGAGGGACTTCTTTGTCGCTGTGTTGAGACTTGCTGTTAGCCCATCGGCCATATTCGTTTTGCCCTGGCTGTTCGGCCTTAATTCCCAGTCGGTTAGCAATGCGGCCAACCATTTGTCCAGATGATGCATGCACCTTTTTGGCTACCTCACCGGCGCTGTATTCCTTTTTAAGTAGTACCGGAATAGTCATCTCACCGGTGATCGATTCAGCTGCCTTCGCAAGCAACGCCTGTTTAGCTGTTTCTGATGTCGTCTTGCATGCAATTTTGTACAAAGCGTTGGCCTTTGCAGTATTAGCACGAGTGACTGCAAGATCGGCTTGAGCAACCGGATCAAGTTTTCCAGCTGGCAGACGTTTCAGCGTAGCCTCCATACTATTGAATGCTTGGATGTACTTAATCTTGAACTGAAGTGCCTTCTTACCGGTGAAGCCCATAGCCAGCAATGTGAAACCGTCACGATTCATGTAGTACATCGGATATTGCTTACCTCGGTTGTCATACGTTGCCTCGGCAAAGAATTTGGCGGCCGATTTTTCGGCTGCGAGATTGCTGATAGTTTCAAGAACATGTTTGTGGTCTTTTCCAAATACCTCGGCCACACGCAAGCTAGTTGTCACGGCTTGTTTATTGTGCATGATTACTAATTCGTTCATACCGTCATCCCCTTTGTAAGCAAATCTTTTTTGCCAACTACAAATGTTTCGTAGTCCTTGGGCAAAAAAATAATCGAATCAAATGGTTGTCTAACTAGCTTTGCAAACTCAAAAGCTTTATCTGTTCGCAAAACTTTTCGATACTTCTCATAGTCAGCATAGGTTTTTGTGCTCATTCCCAGTGCTTCCGCTACTTCTTTCTGCGAAAAATGCAGATTGTTTCGTGCTCCTTCAAGCGTCAAAGCTGGTTCAATTTCTGTCATTTGCGTTCCTCCTTTCAACAACACTAAAGATACTACGAATGGTTAGTAGTTGCAATAACTTTTTGCAAATAAATTGTACTTAGGTATGTACTTTTCTACGTAATGGGTGTACATTATAGCCAGCATAAATAGGAAATGAGGAAACAAAATGAATACTGGAGACACCATAAAAAAACTAAGAAAAAGCCGCCGGATGACGCAATCTGATTTAGCTAACAGATTAGGAGTTGCCCCGACCACTGTGTCTTCTTGGGAACGTGGAGCTGCTTATCCATTAATGACTACTGCTAAATCCATAGCAGATATCTTCGGTGTTCCTGTTTCTGTGATTGCTGGAGAAAAAGAGGCCTCAAATATTGCTCCATCTATGCCTATACACTCCTACAAATACTTAGACGCAGGGGTTTCATGTGGTGCCCCTGAATTGGTTGAAGCTTATACGAAAGACAACTTGGAAGAAATCCAATTATCAGATGCCATAATGGGACGCTACGCTGGCGATGATGACATTCTTATCATTCATGCCAACGGCGAATCAATGAACAGAGTTTTCCCTGATGGCGCGCTTCTCGCAGTAAAGCGGACAGATGATCTAAGCAATGGAGACATTGTCGTCTTCTCAATTGACAATGAAGATTTTTCTTGCAAACGTTACTATAGAAACGATGAAGCTAAAGTAGTCTCTTTTCAGCCTGACAGTGATGATCCTCGTTTTGAACCATACGTTTATCGTTATGAAGATGCAGACAATGTCGCTATATTTGGCAAAGTAGTCGTGTACACGGTAGTTCTATAAAATCTTACGTCCAAGCCCTGATCGACGTTAAAAGCTGGATTTTTTGGAGGGATTCATTGTGAAGAAATCTTTGTTGGCTGGGCTATCTGTACTGTCTGTTTTTTTGCTTTCGTCTTGCGGAAATAGCTCTAATTCCTCCGCTAACGCCAATAGCAAAACGCAAAAATCAGAGGCTTCAAAGACGTCAAAAACTACCGCTAAGCGAGTACGTGGAAAATTAACTAAGGTTGGAACTTATTCAGTCAGAAATGGTGTAAAAGCTACTCTGGTTAAAATATTTCACCCAAGTCAAAAACTTACTTTTAAAGAAGGTCATAAGAGCATAGATGTCGGTTTTGACGATATAAAAATCATTGAAAATGATATTCAAGATTCGTCAATTAAAAAGGATCTAGAGGATGTCTATAAAACAAGCATTTCTGGCAACAAATTTTATACCGTTCAAATTGACTTCAATTTAACCAACAAAACTGGTAATGATGCATACTTGGAGGGTCTCAGCACCCTAACTATAGGAAACAGAAGCCTTAGTGATGGTCAATTTTACGATCCCACTCCGGGTGTAACAGTATCGAATAACGCTACTTATTCAAACAGCATTGTCGCTGTCGTTGACAAAAATGAAACAAACTTTTCTAGACTTGGAATTGCTTTCGAAAATATTGACGAGCCAGGCCAATCAAATATGTTAATGCAGCCAACATCTTCACAATATCTTAACTTAAATTAGTTCCTTCCCCCACGCAAGCGGCGTCCGTTATGACGGACTAGCAAGATGACACAAAAAAGATTCAATGACCTAAGGATTATTCTAAGCGAGGTAAAAGAATGGATATTCCAGACCAATTTGAAAAATTAACAAAGCAACAAAAGAAATACAAGTTGAAGCCGTTTACTGATTACTACTATTCACGCAAAGGCCGCGGGTTCAAATTTCTCCGAATCCCCTACTGGATTAATACATACGGATACTGGATGCGGCAAGAAAATTCGCATAAACTGCCAAAATATTACCGTATCTTTGACCGCGGCACAGTTGTAATGGTTGATTTTGGCGTTCAAGTTGCAAGTGAATTCTGCGGTCCACATTTTGCCATTGCATTAAATAGACATGATGATAAATATAATCCTGTTATTACCGTTATTCCGCTATCATCCAAAGATAAGCCGTGGTATGCCAACCTTGGTACAGAACTGCTGGAACGAATGACTGAACGCTTTGACACACTTGAAAGTAATGCCAACGCAAGTTTGAAAGACACGAAACAACGGGTTGCCACACTCTACGAACGATTTGGAAATGGCTTCCTCCGTTCGTTTAATGACGAAGACTCAAAAATTCTTATCGACGCAGGAGTCGCACATGACCACGACCATTTAAATTTCACCATAACTTTTGGTGAAAGAAATATTGAGGCGCGGCACTATATAGATAGAATACGAAATGCAAAGGGATTTGATCACAGTCAGTCTCTGCAAAACTACGTTGTTGAAATTGATGATGTTCTAAATGAAGTTGACCATCTTCAGGATCAATTAAACTACGTAAAATCCATAATACCAGCCATGCAATCATTGATTACAAAACGCGCAAAGTACAACAAACCAACTTTCGCAAACACTCGTAATATCACAACTGTTAGCAAATTACGAGTCGTAAAATTCAGTAGTATGAACGTATCCGAAAATATCAAAATTTCAGATGCCGCCATGCAACAAGTCGAATCAAAAATTAATAACTATATTTGACCCTCTTTGCAAACCTAGCTATACTATGAAGTACAGGCAGGTTTCTGCCGGCTGAAAAGCCTAAACATTACAGAGCGTCATGCTCGAGGGGGGTCATAAGACCTCCCTCTTTTTTAATTTTTTTAAAATAAATATTGTCTACTGCCTAATCTTGAAGATAGGTAACGACAATACATCTGGCGGCGTCCCCGTGCAAGCCGGAGAGTGGGGCTGGATACAAAATAAAAAGCCTTGGCGAGGCCAAGGCAGAATGAGATGGAGTATGAGTAAGATACAACCAAAAAAATCGAAAACAGATTCTAATGAGCTCCAAGTCTATGAGACCTTACTTGAAAAAAGCCAGGAAGCTTTTACTCTGGCTCTGGAATTGTACAACAGGCCAACTATTAAATACCGAGTTGAGGCTTTTTCATTCTTCATCTGCAACGCATGGGAGCTCATGCTAAAAGCGCATTTAATTTCGCTGAATGGTTTTAACTCAATTTTCTATAGAGATAATCCTTCTCGGACAATTGCTCTATCAGACGCAATAAAGAGGGTATTTACCGACAAGCGCGAGCCTCTTCGCATGAACCTTGAGAAGATTATTAGTTTGAGAGATACTTCAACTCACTTTGTTACCGTTGAGTATGAGCAACTGTACGCAGAGTTATTTCAGTCCGCTGTTTTCAATTACGTAAACAAATTCAACGCTTTTTTCAATGTTGATGTTACGGAACGTTTCGATCAGCATTTTCTCTCCTTATCAGTCAACGTTGACGGACTGGATGTTAACTCAATAAAAAGTAAGTATCCTAAAGCAATAGCTGAGCAAATTCTCAAAGAAAGTACCGAGATTCGTAACGCTACTCAAACTATCGACAGTACCAGCTTTTCAATTCCAATTGATCATACTACCTACATCACTAAAAACCGCAAAGATGCAGATTTTATCGTATCTGTAGTGGACGGCTCAGACGACAAAGTAGCGATTATTAATCGTGTCAGAGATCCCAAAAATACTCACCCGTACTCATTTAGTGATGTTGTCGCCAAGATAAACGATTGGATACGGCTTAAAAAAATAAAGTACAGAGTCTCACATCCCGATGGAATTAAAAGACAAAAATTTAACAGTAGCGATCTTTCGCTTTTTATCAAGTTTTACGATGCTAAATCGAACCCCGATTATGCTTACAAACACCAAGTTGGAAATACTTCGCAGTTCACCTACTCTCAAAAGCTTGTTAATCTGATTGAGAGACAAATTACGAAACATCCTTGGTCAGTGATTACTAATCTAAAGAAAGCAATAGATAAGAGCAAATGAAAAAGAGACAACCCCAGGCGCATAGGAATTCTCGGCAAATGCCTACTCCCATTCGGGAACCCAGCGTTTCTCCTTCGCAAGTTATCTCTACAGCCATTATATCATCAAATCAGTATCCTGACCACAAATCGTTAGTTACAAATAAACTAGCATTAAAAAAACGCCTACCCCACCGAATGGGTAGACGCCTTATGGATCCATGACTGTGTGGTGGGTGCAATAGCACCCAGCTGTATTGTAGCACAAGGAGGTGTAAATGATGGCAACATTTAGGAAACGCGGCAAATATTGGGAATACCGAGTTAAGTATACGGATTCCGCCGGTAAACAGCTGGTTGCTTCACGTGGCGGGTATCGGCTGAAATCATCTGCGCAAGATGCTGCGGAAGCTGTAGAAGATGACCTGAAACGTGGTGGCGATCCATCAAAACAAGACGTTCTGTTACTTGATTATTGGGATCAATGGGCTGAAGCATACCGGACCAATGGTAAGTCAATCAACACTGTATACCGATACAAGCTTTTCAGAAAGCACCTAAAGAGCCGATTTGATGGCAGAAAGCTTAATTCTATTCGACCTATCGAATGGCAGAAATTTATTAACGATTTTGCTGCTGGCAAAGATCGCAAGGAAAAAACCACACGAAAGCGGGCACGTGAGCGTTCGAAAGATGTCGTTACCAAGATGAACAGCTATGTTCGTGGAATGGTAAAAGCGGCAATCAATGAACGCATTCTATTTTCTGATTTCACCTTTGGAACGAAGACATCAGGCGTGCGCTCTAGTGGGAAAGTAAAGGTGCTAGACAGCCGTGATTTCGCTAAGGTTAAAGCAATTGCTATTGAACGGGCTTCGTACCGCAATATCGGGGCGCTTGCTGTTTATATTGGCTCGATGACTGGCATGCGAATATCTGAAGTGTTGGCTTTAACTTGGCTTGACATCGATACTAAGCTCGGCGTCATTCATGTTACGCGTTCTTGGGATCATTTGTATGGAACAGGATTCAAGCCAACTAAAACTGATTCGTCAGTTCGCGACATTGAGATATCGCCCAGCGTCATTGAGCTTCTTAATAAGATCCATCAGGAACAAGCAGCATCTTATCTTCGTACTGGATATCGTGACGAAGACCAGATGATTATGCGTGATCCACGTCACAACGTGATTACAGACAGCGCATGTAACAAAGCCCTGCATGTCATTCAGAACAAAGCTGAAATTCCCGAGAACAAGCAGATCACTTTTCACGGGTTGCGTCATAGCCACGTCAGCTACTTGATCAGCAAAGGTGTCGACATCTATTATATTTCAAAGCGGTTGGGTCATTCAGACGTGACTATTACGATGAAAGTCTATGGTCATTTGTTAGACTCACAGAGAAAACAAGAAGCACATAAGGCCGTGTTATTCATGGATCAGCTATGA